GATGCCATACGGCGAGTGCAGTCATGTAACTGCTCGAAAGGATGGGTAGTTTGGGCTTCTGGGGAGACATTGGTCACCGAGTTCGCGGGCTCCTTCGTTTTGACAAGGAGCAGGTAGTCCTCAGTCTCGCCAAGGGTGGAACTGCGTCAGGATATCCAGCCACCGGATTCGATCTACTCCAGGCCTATGGCCAGGATATTCTCAGCGACTATCTCAAGCTCGAACACGACCTGATGGCCAGGTTCGTCGACTACGAGGAGATGGACGACTATCCTGAGCTAGCCAGCGCCATCGATATTTATGCAGACGATGCGACTCAAACCGAGTCGCTAATGAACAAGGTTGTCTGGATCGATAGTCCAGACAAAACCGTTCAGTCGATCCTTGAAGACCTCCTCTGGAAGAGACTTCGTATTGACGAGGAAGTTTGGGAAATCACCCGGACGCTCGTCAAGTATGGAAACAACTACGAGGAGCTGTTGGTTACCGGCGATGGCCTTGTTGGTTTGAACTTCTTGCCGCCTCCGACGATGCGAAGGATCGAAGGACGTCGCGGTGAGCTGTTCGGTTTCGTCCAGGATTACAAGGGTCGGTTTGGATATAGCCCGGAAGAATTCAAGCAGCTTCTTACTCAACGAGCTGCTGGCGGAAACAACCCGCAGAACAAGTACGCAGCGCTTGAAGACTGGGAGGTTGCTCATTTCAGGCTGAGATCGAAGCATCGTCGGTCGATCTACGGGTATTCGGTTTTGGAACCGGCTCGCTGGATTTGGAAGCGGCTCATGCTGCTCGAAGACGCGGCCATGGTTTACCGGCTGCAGCGCGCTCCGCAGCGTTTCGCCTTCTATATTGACGTTGGTGACATGCCGCCGAAGGAGGCCATGGGCTTCCTTCACAAGATGCGGCAGCAGTACAAGAAGACGAAGTTCTACAATCCGCAGACCGGCAAACTAGATCTGAAATACAACCCGCTGGCGCAGGACGAGGACTTCTTCGTTCCCGTGCGCAAGGGAGTTCAGGCAACGAAGATCGACGTCGTGGGCTCGCCATCATGGCAGCACATGGAGGACATCGAATACTTCAAGCTGAAGCTCTACGCGGCGATCAAAGTTCCGAAGGTCTACCTCGGATCCGAAGCCCCCAGGGCCAAGGGCGTGCTTTCACAGGAAGATGTGCGGTTCGCCCGCACCGTCCTGCGTATACAGCGCGAAGTGAGGAACGGCCTCAAGAAGATGTGCCGCGTCCACCTGGCGTCGCTTGGTATCAATCCGGCGCAGGTCGACTTCGAAGTTTACATGACGGTGCCGAGTTCGATCTTTGAACTGGCACAGCTTGAGGTCAGAAACGCCAAGGCCGACTTTGCGGGGAGGATGAGCCAGTTCGTTTCCTTGCACTGGATTCTCCAAAAGGTATTTGGACTTAGCGAAGAAGAGATCGACTACATCATCAAAGAGCGCCACGAAGAGCAGCTCATGGATGCAGAGGTTCAGGCGAAGGCCATGGGACTCACCATGGATGTTCAGAACAAGGCGGCGCTACAGCAGCAGGCGGCGTCTACTCATATTCAGCAGCAGCAAATGGCGACAGCCCAGCCGGGGACCCAGGCAGCGGAGGACCTGCGCAAGCACCTGCGTCACGCGGGAAGCATGTCTCATATGTGGCCACAAATGAGACAGCACCTTGGCTATCGGCCGATATCCGAACAAGAGTTGTTCCACGGCAATCGTGAGCACGAGAAATTGGTCGGAGACAACTTAGAGAAGATATTGGCGTCCAATACCGGATTGTCCAGGAGACTCGCCGAGTTGGGACAATTGGTTAACGAATTAAAGATGAGTATGCCGAGTAGGTAGATCCAATTTGGGAATGGATCTACCTATGCTTGACACACGCGATCCTTTGCACCAGTATCCATCGCAACACAGGTGGGTAACAACCAAACATCAGCAGCACGGATCGTTTCCGTGGATGCAATCAGGACTCTCATCGAGGGTTCCCACGAGCATCTCGGCGTAGCTCTGGACGAGGCTCTACAGAAGAGCCGCTCCGTCTTTTCTAAGGACGGCACCATTTCCAGAATGGCTACGTTTGGCGATCGGATGATTGTTGGGACCTCGGCTGGCGAATACTTCAATGTGAAGTTTGAGAACAAAGATGGTGAAGTCATTCTTCTCTCTCCAGAGAAGATTGATGTCCCGGTTGTTACCTCATCGAATGCAGCAAAGTCGGTAAAGGAGTTTTCCCTGAGCGCGGTGGACGCGCTGATGTCGGAGAACTCGCAGGCAGCGGTTGGCCGTTTGCTTGCCCTAGTAGATCTTCAGGAGCAGCAGCAGGTGGTCGAAGCAAGGGATTACCCAGCCGAAGCCATGGCCGCCGTTGTTTCTGGTCGTCCATGGCGTGAGGCATTTACCTCTCAGGCCAAGGAAATCACCAGGCAGGTCGTCGATAAGCTTGAGTCCATTAGGGGTGCGGCCCTTGATGCGAAGTACAAGCCTATGTACGAGTCTGATGAGATCCCCGAAGAGAAGTTTGAAGACTACAGAGAGCTGGCGCTAGCGGATCTTGGCGTTCTCGCCGACCGCCTCCGCATTGTGCATGAGGCCGTTGAAGCGGCCTATCTCCCTTTTAGGGACTCTCTGAGCAAGGATGAGCTGGACGAATCCGAGGAGGAGGTCCTGTCTCATTTTTGCTTCTTCTCCGAAGATCTCATTGAAGATCTCGGTGAGGTCAGGTCGCTTGTTGCTGCTACAGCTGAGAACGAGCAGTGTGTTATGTGCCTGGGCCAGGTCTACGACACCTTCGCCGAATCGCTCACCGATTACGAAATCGCCGGCAGCTTCGTCCAGCGTATGGCTGGCGCGCTTGATGATGCGGCGTAGGCCCGGAACCTCGACGACTATAGGAGAAGCGAAATGATCCACCGTTACCCAATTCAGCTCACGACCCTCGAAGAGGATTTCCGCGCCATTGGACTTCTCCCCAAGGAGAACCTCCATGAGGTTGATAATTCGGCCGAGCCGCGTGACATCCCGTCCCCCGATCCAAGCACGGACACGGGCAGCGATATGCAGGCGATGCCGGCGCGTAATAAGTACGCCAAGCAGCCCAAGCCGAAGATGGCGCCGACCGAGACGGACGACCACGACGATCCCGAGGATGCCGGCGCTACCCAGGGCGGCAAGAAGGGCGGCTCGTACAAGCCTGTCGCCCACGGCAAGGAAGCCAGCCTTGGTCGTAACGAGGCCGCCGAGTACCCCTCCAGCTACAAGACGCTGAAGGACACGATCATGAAGCGGGCGACTCCGGCGGCGAACCAGGGTAAGGCTCCGGCCGTTGCTCAGGGTCTCGCCCCCGTCGACAAGCTTGCCGGTATGAGCAAGAAGCACGAGGCCGCCAACGTGAGCCGCGCAGCTGAGCTGGTCGGTGAAGTTGAGGCTCTCCTCGCTGGTTCGCAGATGGGTGAGGACTTCAACAACCTCGCGCACGGCTTTGCGCTCATCAGCGAGAACTGCTCGCTGCTTGCTGATCGCCTGGTCGATATTGCTGAGCACTACAACGTGGACAAGGCGATCTCCTCAATGGAGGAGCTGTACAACAACGCCATCGAGGCGTCGCAGATCATCGAGATGAAGGCCAAGAAGAAGGCCGACAAGGATGATGACGACGATGATGATGACGATGATGACGACACGATGGAGTCCATCAAGGAAGCCTTCCGCATCATGACGCTTCAGCTCATGGATGCCGTTGAGGCGTACGACGCGACCATCACCGAGATGAAGAAGGGTGATGACGACGACGATGATGACTCCGACGATGATGATGATAAGGATGATGACGACGATAAGGATGATGACGACGATAAGGATGATGACGACGATAAGGATGATGACGGCATTGCCGCTAGGATGGCAAAGCTGAAGGCGGGCAAGGGTAAGAAGAACCCTTTCGGCAAGTAGGGCTCAAGCTCGAAGAGCCTAGAGCCCGCAGGACGGCTTATTCATCAGGACGCAGAGAAGTAGCGTTTGGTATAGAACCGAGAGACGGTCCAGGAGGAAAATCATTTAGAAATCCAAAAAGGCGTAAAAGGAAGTCTGATTTCGCTCCAGAGATGGATGTCAGCTTCAAATTGCCTGTGATTTCTAGATCTGATTTTCGTGGGACCTTCAGGTGGCTCAAAAGATAATGCCTAACGAAAAACAACTACTCGTTGACACGTTCACCTTCAGGGCAACAGTCCTGGAGGAGAGCAAGTCTGGTCCGGGCAAGTACATTGCCCGGGGCGAGTTTGCGCGTGCAGACCGCGCGACCGAGAACAAGCGGCTGTATCCGGCGACCTTGTGGGAGCGCGAGATCGGCCGCCTGGGCAAGCAGATGAAGGAGATGAAGGTATACGGCGAGCTAGACCATCCGATGGATGGTCGCACTCAGCTCAAGCGTGTATCTCACATCATTTCAGATCTGCGCCTTGAGAACGACGTCGTCGTTGGCACCGCTCATATCCTTGATACCGATGAGGGCCGTAACCTCAAGGCCATCCTCGATGGCGGCGGCGCGGTCGGTGTCTCGTCTCGCGGTTTTGGTACCACCAAGCCGAATCTCAAAGGCGAAGAAGTCGTCCAGCCGGATTACCGACTGATGACTTTTGACTTCGTCGCAGAACCAGCGCAACAGAGCGCATACCCGGTAGTTAACGTCGAGAGCGTCGAGTCTCGGCCAGCGGAGGCAGCCATGGATGAGAATATGACTTGGGAAGAGTTCAAAAAGGCTCATCCGCAGTTGGCCGAGCACTTCTCGGATGATGCCCAGCGCGAATACGAGAAGAGGGGCGCTGAGATTTGGGCCAAGAAGATCCTTGGCGCCAAGCAGGAAGCCTCTACGAATCTTCGCGCCGAGTTCGCCGAGAAGCTTGAGGCCGCGATTGCGGCTGCCAAGAAGGAGATGGAGAAGACGGTCACCGAGCGGCTCATGAATGATCCGACGGTTGCCGGAGCCAAGAAGGCGCTTGGCGAGCTTAAGGACGTTCTCCGTCCGTTCATCATCCCGTCGGATGTTGAGAGCGTCGTCAAGGACAAGGAAGATACAATCGAGAAGCTTGAGTCCAAGCTCTCTGAGAAGGATCTTGAGATCGCCAACCTGCGCGTCGAGTGCGACAAGCTTGCTGGCATCGCCAAGGAAGCCGGCTACAGGTTTCACCTAGAGCAGAGGCTTCATGACGTCGGTCACGCTGACGAGATCCGTACTCTCGTTGGTGATGTGAAGCAGTACAAGTCTCTCAAGGAGATGGATAAGCAGATCGTCGGGATCGCTGAGTCTGTTATTGCCAGAGAGACCGACCAGGCGAAGCGCGATCAGCGCGTTGCCGCGCTTGAGGAAGAGGTTGCTACGCAGAAGCTCATCGCCGAGAAGGCGCTTGAGGCCAGCAAGCACCTCGCTGCCCAGGTTTATCTTGAGCAGCGCCTTGTTAACCATCCTAACCAGGAATATGCGCGCAGCTTGACCGAGTCCCATCGTCCGCAGACGAAGGAGCAGGTTGATGCGCTACTGGCGAAGACCCTTCCAAAGCCGTCGATGACGGAAGACTTGGAAGCGGCTCGGGCCCGCGTTCGGAATCTTCTGAACAGCGGAACCCGCGAGTACCTGCAAGAGCAGGAAGAGCAAGGTTCTAAGGGCGGACGCCATGATGGCGCTGCTCGTGACTATAACGGGCTCGGAGCGAATCTCAGTGAGATCCGTGCCCTATCAGGGCTGCCGGACAAGGGCACTCAGAGCAACTAGAGCACGGAGGATTTATGGAAGCGAGACAGCTAATGCAGACTGAGTCCCGGCGGTCAATTGCCGACAAGGGATTCATCCAATCTCTTATCGGCAAGTGGGGCGAACTACTTGAAGGTATTGAGAACCCCTATACCCGTGGCGTCACTGCCATGCTCATGGAAAATGAGTCGCAGTGGCTCCAGAACCTGGAGGAAGAGACCAAGACGATCAACGTCGGTTCCTTCACCAAGTTCATCTTCCCGGTCCTCAGGAGGGTGTTCCCCAACCTGATCGCCAACGAGATTGTCTCGGTTCAGCCGATGACAGCCCCGATTGGTGCCGTGTTCTTCTTCGACTACAAGTACGGGTCGAACAAGGGCTCGACGCAGGCCGGCGCGATCTTCCCGCGCGACTTCGATCGCGACTACTCTTCGGAGTACGTCCGTGACGAGCAGCTGGCGGTTGGCGATGGCGTGAACTTCGGCGGCGCTGGTGCGGCGCTGGCGGCGGTTCTTTCGTGGACCCCGGCACGCCCGCTGAACGCTGCAACCGGTTACTCGGTGCAGGTCCTTGAGATCAACGCGACCACTGGCGCGATCGTCCAGACTGCTACCGATAACGGAACTGGCGGTTTCACTGGTGCTGGTACCGGCGCAGTGAACTACGGTTCGGGCGCGGTGACCTCGTTCAAGTTCACCGTTGCGCCTGTTCTTGGCAACAAGATCACCGCTCGGTACTTCTACGATGGCGAGCTGAACACCAAGATCCCGCAGGTCAACCTCGACATCACCAAGCAGCCGATCGAAGCGATCCCGCGTCGCCTCAAGGCTCTTTGGTCGTCGGAAGCGGCCGAGGATCTGCGCGCGTTCCACGGTCTCGACGCCGAGACCGAGCTGGTTTCGGGTATTGCTCAGGAGATCGCTCTTGAGATCGACCGCGAGATCATCAATGACCTCTTCGTGACCTCGGCGTCGGGTCGTACCGACACCTTCTCGATGACGCCGCCCGCCGGCATCAGCGAGATCGACCACCTTCGGTCGATGATCACGACGATCAGCAAGATCTCGAACTTCATCCACAAGGACACGCTGCGCGCTCCGGCGAACTTCCTTGTGACGTCGCCCGAAGTCTCGGCTCGCATCGCGCAGCTGACGACTCACGGCGACTTCCGGCCCCTCTGGGTGTCGGGTGGAGCGAGCCCGTACGGCCCGGCTGATATGCCGCGCCCGCTGACCCAGCACGGTCAGTTCGGTATCTACAAGGTCGGCACGCTGATGAACAAGTGGGTCGTCTATGAGGACCCCTTCTTCCAGAGTGACGCGATGTTGGTCGGTCTCAAGGGCGCGAGCTTCTTGGACGCTGGCTACGTGTGGGCGCCGTACATCCCGCTGCAGGTCACGCCGACCTTCCTGGATCCAGCTGACTTCAGCTTCCGGAAGGGTCTGCGTACCAGGTACGGTAAGAAGGTTCTCCGTAGCGAGTACTACGGTCGGATCACCTTCACTGGCCTGTAAGCCGTGAACTGAGCCTCAAGTAGGCTAAACAAGAGGGCCCTAGGGAGAAAAACCCTCGGGCCCTTTTGTTTGATATCATGGGTAAGACAAAACGCTTTCCTAAGGATTACCTTGGATATGCCAAGATAATCTAGCAATGTTCAAAGGTTATCCAAGGAGACGATGATGCCCGTTTCACCTGATGCTCTGGCCGAGATGGAGATGCTTGATCTCAACGATGATACCAAGCCAGGAGTGGGCGTAAGTCGTCGAAATGGCGTTAATACGGAAGAGGACGACATTGCGAATGATCGTCGGTCCATTCATGAGATCTCCAAGATGGCGGATCGAATGAGTCTTCTGTTACAAGAGAGCCGCAACATCAATGGGGAGACGGACGATCGTCTCCGCCAAATTGAAGCGGATCTAAGTCTCATTGCACTGGAGAAATAGGATGGCCACCAAGTATCGCAAGGCTGATAACTGCGGACCCGTTCCCTACCCGGATCGCTCTGGTAAGTTTTTGAACCATGGCGAAGTTGCCGAGGGTGATGACTGGGCGCCGTTTGTAGCCCTTGGATATGTCGTTCCGGTCGATGCCGCTGCGGCGCCGGTCGAGATCGAGGAGCCAAAGGCTGCTATCCTCAAGGAAGACGCCCAGGGGGTAAGCGATGTCGTGCAACAACCTAATGACGGAGTCGGAGCTGAAGAAATGGATCCTTCGGAGGCTGGGAAGTCCAGTGACGAGGGTCTGTCTGGACGCGCTCCAAGTAGACGACGCCGTTGAAGAGGCGATGCGCTGGTTTGCGGCGAAGAAGGGCGTAGATCGCGACCTGACAATGGATCTGTATGCCGGTCAGGTCGAGTACAAGATGCCTGATGATTGCGACATGGTTCTCGATGTCGCGTTTCAGGTGAGCCCTCTCGATATTTCTCTGATCTTTGCGCCGTACAACATCGCGCAAGACGAGAAGGTACCGTACAGCGTGTTCTCAGCTGGTGCGACGGGCGGCCTATATAGTTCGCTTTTGCAGTCTCTGCAGTATGTGGAGATGGCAAAGCGAATGATCAACGCCGAGCGTAACTGGATCTACTTCCCTCACAAGAAGATTCTCCTGTTGCTGCCAGATCCAAAGGGCGGCGGCAAGGTGTTCATCGAATACAAGAGCACTTGCAATACGATTGAGCAGCTTCCCGAGAGAGACCACGAGCTGGTCAAGCGCTATGCCCTGGCGTGGGCAAAGCAGGATCTAGGGATGATCTACTCGAAGTACAGCACGTGGCCTACTGCGCAAGGTAACGTGTCACTCAACGGTGACACGCTCATGGCTCAGGCGAGATACGAATTCGAGAAGCTTGAAGACGAGATCTACGAGAGTGCGAAGCCCATGGCGTTCTTTACCCAGTAGTAATGAGCTTGTATTTTCACATAGTTGTGATACTACCGGCCCCGCCGCGAGGCATTGTTCATGGGTAAGGTCCTCGACGATAGTGAGCTTGAGGTATTCGATTGCATCAATCAGGATCTGATTGAGCTAACCGGCGTCGAGATCAACTACTACGCCTACAATGTGCAGAGCGCCCAGAATCGCACGAAGGTTGATCCACTCTACGGAGAACCAACCGAGCGCCACTTCGGAACCACAGGTACAGGCGCTGCTAGAATCATGGCGCTCGTCAAGTATCCAGAGTATGTGCCGATGTCAGAGGAGAGCGGATTTAGTCGTGAATGGGACGCGATAGTCACGCTTAGCCGGTCAATGCTCGACGAGAAACACCTTCCGTACCCATCGGAAGCTGACGTGATCGAGATGTGGCGCACGCCGTATCACGATATGTGGTCTATGGGTAAGGGTCTCTTTTTCGATGTCCTGAAGGCGAAGCCGGATGGGTATCTCAATGACACGCCGACGTTCACGCAGTTCATACTCACGATAAAGAGGCGGTCGCAGTTCGGCGCCGAGCGCCGCATCACCCCTCCGTAGGAGATCGCCATGCCCGGATTTCACAGCAAGAAGGAAAAGCGTCAGGCCAAGCACATCATCGCTGGCTATAAGAAGCGTGGCGTTCCGATGAAGAAGGCCAAGAGCATCGCGTGGGCGACGGTCAACAAAGAGCGCAGCGAGCAGACTGAGGCTTGGCAGTTCAACGGCGCCGGCCAGCCGGTGTTCATGGGTAATGCTGGCAACGTTAGCCAGTTCGATCCCAGCGGCCAGGTTTCGCCGGGCTCTAGCTATATTCCTGACGAGGTTGCCAAGATGCTCGTTAAGGAGAGCGGCCTCAGGAAGAACGATACGTGCCCCAAGCGGGTCATCATCGGATACCTGGAGTCGATGGGGCTCTCAGCGGCTTTGGCCGTCGATGTGGCCATGGTTCTTCGTAATGTCTACGGAATCACCCCCACGTTTGATGAGTCGACGCTCTATGCGCGTTCGGGTTCGTTGATCGAGGAGCTGACCGGCGTGGTGAGCGAGAGCTACCCGATGCCGTTCGCCATCGAGGTCGAGGACGAGACCGAAGAATTGAACGAGGTCAACCTCATTGGCTCGTTCCTGCAGAGCGAACTCATGGAGTCGAAGGACGAGGAATACGATCTCGTTCTCGCGCACATGGCGACCCTGACCCCGCAGGAATTCTGCGACGTGGTTGATTTTCATGAATGGGTTGGCACCGAGGTGTTTAATTACATCGAGTTGATCGCCGTCGACGGCCCTAACGGGGCTGCCGAGTCGGTTGTCGAGGGGCTCTGCTGGCCTCAGCGCATCCAGTTCATGCCTGAGCACATCCAGGATCTATTCGACGAGGATGCTGCCGATGATGTGATCAAGAAGGGTACCGTTCGCACCAGAAGCAAGTTGCCGGTAACGGCAAAGGTTTCAGTTCCTGGAAAGATTCCTCGTCGTCCCGGTAAGGATCCAAAGAGGGTGCCGCAGGCGGTTCCATCGTTCAGGAAGCAGATGGCCAAGCATGGCCAGGATCTTCCAAGCGATCCGCTAGCCGCTAAGAAGCCTGGCGCTGCACTGGCCGCGCATCAGGCCAGGAAGGCTGCGGCTTCTGCGCCAAGCCCTAGTCCGAGCAAGATGAAGCGCGCTGGCGGAACAGCCGTTGGGCTCATGAAAAAGGTTGGCGCAGCAGCCAAGTTTGTCCATACGCCAAGCGAGCACAATCCCGACGTTGGTCCTGGCCTGAAGAAGGCTGGCAAGGCCGTCGCCAAGGTTGGCGGAGCCATTGGTAAGGGCATTCTTAAGGGTGGCGTACATGCGGCTGGTGGTTTGGCTGGCGCAGCCGGTCACGTTGGCGGGTCGGCGATCCGTGGTCTCGCTCGTGGACTATTCGGCGCAAAGAAGAAGGATGCTGAGCATAGTGGCGAGCACGATTCCGGCGAGAAGGCTGTTGCCCGGACCAGTAAGCCAGAGAAGAAGCCTGGCCTGCTGAGTCGCGCCGTTGGCCACATTGCCAGGGCGGCGAGTGGTTTTGCTAAGCACGTTGCGCATCACGCCAAGGAAGGCTGGAAAGAGGCGACGCCTGGTCTGCGCGCGATGGCCGGTCACGGCGATGGTGACAAGGCTGAGGCTCCCAAGAAGAAGGAAAGGGTCGCAACGTCCGGTGTTGGCGAAGCTACTCTACGGAGCGGTTCGCTGCTTAGTGAGATGACGATGGTTCTCAATGGTGGGCCGATGCCGGAGGAGTCTGAGGACCAGGATTTGGTCAGATCTCCAGCTGAAGTTGTAGCCGCCTTTGAGGCGACCACCGTTGTTGACATGGCGGTCCTTGAGGCAATCGGCGATCTGGACTGGAAGGACGTCGCTGGTGTTGCTGGTTTCATGATGATGGAGCCAGACAAGTTCCAGTCGCTCATCCAATCCTTCAAGGAGAGCCGGGCCGCATTTAGGGCGGAGTGGTTTCGCCTAGAAGAAAGCGGCGACAAGCCATCCTGGATGAGCATCGGTTCCTTCGTTACGCTGTCGAAGATGACCCTGGACGAAGGCGTCGTCCCACGTCTGGTCTATTGGGCCGCCAGGGCCGTCCAGGATGCCGATGAGGGCGTTGCATCCTACGTGGCCGAGGCTTACCCAGAGCTTGGCAAGACGGTCTACGGGCCGGCTGGCGACCCCAAGGAAGGTCCGCAGATCACCAAGTCGTTCATGACGCCGCAGCCCGCCGGGACAATGACCCCAACGGATAGCGAATGTACGACCCGTATGTTCTCGGATCCGGAGGAGCGCGAGAAGGCCCGCAAGGAGAAGCTTGCGGACGTCATGGCCACCATTGATGGGATGCGTCAGCAGGCAGCTGCAGCAGGTGTTCCACCTGAGGGTATGTTCCTGAACCTCTACCGCGACATGCATAGAGAGAAGGTTCGCTACAGCTAATGCCGATGGATCCGTCCAAGATTGCTGTCGCAGTCTCCAGCGGTCTGTCGATCGTCTGTGCGACCTGCGAAAAGTATTGGTCAGCTAGGGACAAGAACGTTCCTGGCGATGCGTGCTTGGCGGTTGAGGGGTGTGGATCGCCCATCGCAGGCGATGTGTTCCACGAATATCGTGGGCCGATGACGCAGTTCGATCGGTTCTGCTTTGTCTGCGGCAGCGGCGCCACCCATGCGGTTCGAGTTGATACCCATGTGCGCGTGATTGGCGTTTGCTCTGAGCACGTTCAGCTGGTGAAAACGCTGAAGCCGCAGGGCAGGAAAGCGCCCAACGTGGTCGTTATCTCCAAGGATGGAGAGAAGCAGATCTCCGAGAACGATGCGCCAGAGAAGCGCACGCCGTTGATCAAGCTTCGAGGGTCAGGTGGGTAAAAACGACAGGTTCGTTGACATAGACCAGTCGCCGGATACGCGGAACAACTGGCGGCTGGCTCAAGAAGAACTTGCCGAGCGCGGCAAGGCGATGAGCAGGATGATTTCCTATGCCGTTGCCAAGGAGGCGTTTGATGCGCTCCTCAATGAAATACCTGGCGGGAGCGACTACAAGGAACTCAAGGATGCCCTGAAGCTTGTAGAAGTTGGCGGGACCAAGAAAGGTGAGGAGGCGGCTTTTGCGATCTACATCCCGACCAAGGGCCGGAAGATCAAGAAGATCGACGTAAGCAAGACGGTCATCTCCATCATCGCCAAGAAGACCCAGAATCGTCCAGCCGAGGACGTTCAGCTGCTTGAGGTTAATGGACCGTGGACAGCGGACACGATCCCGTTTTGGCCCACCAAGAGCGAGGCCGTCATCGTTCAGCGTAAGGTGACCAAGAAAGAAGCCGACAAGGTTGCCAAGGCGCAGAAGCCCAAGCTGCCAGATCTCATTCGTCAGCTCAAGGAGATGGGTAGAACGATCAAGCCGCTGAAGCCAGGCTCTCCTGGGCGGATTCCACGCAACGCCAAGGCGGTTCCAGATTTGGCGATGCAGGCATTGAACCTTGAGTTCGGTGGCAGCGGCACCAAGTCGAAGCCGGTTTTCAGGAAGGTTCTTCGAGCGACCAAGCAGGCAATCGGTGGTCTTGCTGACCGATTTAGTGAGATCAAGGACGCCATGACAGACCCGAACTCCAAGAAGTATAAGAACTGGCCGAAGAAGATGGATAAGATCTCATCTTCTGAAGCCTCCAAGTTCAAAGGCTTCCAGAAAAGGCTCGGTTTCTAATGGACGTCCTCTCCAAAGATAATTCACGCACCGGGGACGTATGGCTCTCCGACTTCGATCGCGGCGTGATCACTTCACTGGGCGCGGTGGTCAATTCGGTCGGGGACATGTACGTCATAAACATACCCGGCGTGTCTACGCCACCCCCATCCGGAGAGATCGTCTTCGAGGGTGTTCCTGTCTACTTTGCGTTTCCAGACGAGACGATTGACCCGAAGATCTTGCCATCGTTCGTCGTCCGTCGCGATGACATCACGCCGGCCATGAGCCGCTGGCATCCTGGAAACCAGCAGTATCGGATTCCAGCTCCAGGGTCTCATAGCGTCACAATCAAAAATCCGATTACTGGCAATACGATTTCCCAGGGCGCCGATTCCTACGAGTCGAAGGCCCAGGCAGTTCCATTCGATATTCTCTATACAATTCAGATTCGTGCCAGATATCGCAACAATCTCAAGGTGGAGTCCATGAAAATGCTCCACTTCACTTTGAAGCGGTTTCCTCCCTATTCGACTGTCTATCTCAAGGATAGCGAGGGAGATCTGAGAAGCTACACGGCTTTCATGGAAAGCCCCTCGGCGGCTGATACCAAGCCTGATGTGGCCGGCAGGGAGACCAACTTCAATGTTTCCTTGCGAGTTGAGGGAGAGCTTGACTTGAACGATCCACTTGTGAAGCGAGCCCTGACCAGCCTCCCGACCCTAAACTACGAGATTAAGTAGGGAATCCGATATAGATCTTGGCTTGGTTGATGGATAGCTGGTTTTCGATGATGGCGATGACTAGATCTTGCTGAGAAAATCGATACTTCCAGCAGTCATCATCAAACCAGTGCTAGGGTCACGGTCGACTCGCTGATTGCTTCAACGGAAAAGAATCGAAAGCCGTTAAAAAGCAGCCAGATGATCTGGGAAAAGCAATATGACTACCCTTACCAAAGATAAGCCGAACCCCTGGTGGGTTACCGGACTCGTTGATGGCGAGGGCTGTTTTTATGCCGACTTGTCATTTAGGACGAAAGTTACCTCTTCAGGAAGGTCCGTGCAGTGCGTTGAGCTAGTTGCCGAGATGGCGATTGCCTTACGTGCTGACGATAGATCTGCTTTGGAGAAGGTTCAGTCTTATTTTGGCTGTGGAGTGCTTCAGGGGAAGCGCTCTTCAAGGAATTCGCCATCGAACCTAAGGGCGGGGATCAATCCACAGCCACAGTTCGCTTTCAAGATTCGCAAGGTCGGAGATCTTGTCAATCTTGTGATTCCTCATTTCGAGGCATTTCCTCTCCAGACAAAAAAGTCGAATGACTTTGTGGTTTGGGAAAAAATCGTTGAGTTCGCAGCAACTGAACTGAAGGGCTACAAGGGTTGGCTTCGTCGTCATCCGGAAAAGGTTGATGAATTGGGCCGCATGTGCGCTGACCTCAAAGAGGCACGCAAATACCGTCCGCAGGCCGGACTCAACTAGGAGATTACATTGGCGGAATTCCTCTCACCAGGCATTTTCATTGAAGAAGTCAACACCAACGGCACGATCGTGCAGGCTGTTGGTACTTCGACCATGTCCACAGTCGGCTGGACTGAACGTGGACCGACGGACGTCGCCACTCTGGTGACTGGTGTTGACGACTTCCAGCGGAAGTTCGGCGAGTACACCAACGATTCGCGCGTGCCCATCTCGGTGCAGGCGTTCTTCAACAACGGCGGATCTCGGGCGTACATCGTTCGAGTTGTCCCGACCGATTCGGTCAAGGGCGATTCGTGCATCACGGATCAGATCACTGGCTTCGCACTCGGTACTGGTACCGGTGCGACGGTGACCCTGGCGACTACGTTGACCCAGGTGCCGATCCGCAAGGGGTCGGCGGTTGTCAGCTGGCGCAACAATCCGGCCGGAACGATTCTCGCCGAGGCTCCGACGTTCTCGCCGCTCATGAGCGAGTCGACCACTGGTCCATTCCTGGCCACGCTGGCGAACGTTCCGCTTGTCAGCGCGCCACTGACGCTTCACTGGACCGAAGCAGTTCAGGCGACCGGTACGCTGACCAACACGACGCCGACGATCTCCGACGGTGACACGGTCACGGTTGGCGCGACCGTGTATACGTTCAAGGCCCCATTCGTCAACGCGGCCAACAATATCAACGCCGTTGGTGGTGACACCGTTGCCCTGGCGAACTTGGTCAAGGCCATCAATCTGACCGGTATCGCCGGCACCGATTATGGCACTGGTACTGTCGCAAACGCTTCGGCTGGCGCGTCGACCATCACGCCAGGCGTCTCGGTCAAGGTGTACGCCCTGGTTGGCGGCACGGCTGGTAATACCGTTGCGTTTTCCGCAACGGGCACCGCGCTTACGGCCACTGGCGCAGGGTTCCTGGCGGGCGGCGTTGCTGCTGCGGCCAAGACCGCGACGCTGACCAGCCCGACAACTGTTGGCGGTGCAGATGCGGCCCGCATTTCTGCGGCGTCGATCAATCTTCTGACAGGTGCCCTGAGCGTCACGTTCGTTGCCAGAACGATTGGCACGAACAACGGCCCGGTGCCGCTCTCGTTCAACGTCGATTACGACTTTGCAGGTGCGCTCCAGACCGTTACCGACAATAGCGCTGGCATCTTCTCGACGACCACGATCGGCGGTACCGTCATCACGGGCACCATCGACTATGTCCTTGGTGCGATCTCCGTCACGTGGACCGGCGGCACGGATCTCCCCTACATCGGAGATCCGGTCACGGTTAGCTACAAGCACTGCCAGTGGCAGCTGACGGCCATGAACCCAGGTTCGTGGTCGAGTCGGATGCTCATGACGGTGTCCGGCAACGCGAACTTCTTCACGTTTGGAACTCAGACGACTCCGAACGCCGGCAAGTATTCGAAGTTCGATGTGACGGTCTCCCTCCAGAACACCATCACAGGCGAGTTCGAGATCAAGGAGACGTACGAGGAAATCGTCTTTGACGATGCCTCGGACGCACTCTACTTCCCGAATGTCGTCAACGACAACTCCACCTTCATCGACGTAACGGATACCGGCGCCCTGGCCGTCCCTGCGACATTCAGCGGCGTTAACCGCAACGAGTCGATGGGCACGGGTACCAGCTCTCAGACGCTTTTCACCGGCATCCTGACCTATTTTCCCATGGTCAAGACGTCATTGGTGATCACCTATACCCCGGTGGTCGGCGCTGTGCGCACCCTGGTCGCCGATGTCAACGGCAACATCACAGGAGCGGGTCTGGATACGACCAAGACCAACAAAGTGAACTACACGACTGGTGTGTTCACTCTGAACTTCTTGGCGGCGCCGAATTGCCCGCTGACGGCCACCACGATTGACGCGGCGTACATCTCGTCGCCGACCACGTCGAGCGTCAGCTACTCGTTCACGGGTGGCGCGAATGGAACGCTAACTGGCCCCACGTTTGATCGTGGCCAATTCACGAGCCCCGTACTAGCGGCCTCCAAGCTGGGCATGTACGCCCTGAGCCGTATCGACGAGGTGATGCAGATCGTTATCCCGGATTGGGCTGGCGATACGACGATTGCTGGCGATCAGCTCGATTACGCTGAGAGCCGCAAGGATGTCTTCATCATCTTGACCACGCCAAAGGGCATGGACGCCCAGCACGCTGCTGACTATCGGTCGATTACGTTTAACCGGAAGTCGAAGTACGCGGCGATGTACTGGCCATGGGTCAAGGTCACGGATCCGCTGAACTCCCTCAAAACGCTCACAGTGCCGGCGCTCAGCTGGGTCGCTGGCGTTTACGCTAGGACGGACCAGACCAGGAACGTTGGCAAGGCTCCTGGTGGCACGGTGGACGGCGCTCTGCAGTTCCTCACGGGCCTGGAGAGCAACCCCGACAAGGGCGAGCGTGACACGGTCTATCCGCTGCGCGTGAACCCGCTGATCAACACGACTCAGACTGGCCTTGCGGTCTGGGGTGTTCGTACGCTGTCGCCGACCAACGACGTGCTCAGGTACGTCAACGCGGTTCGTCTGTTCCAGTTCGTGGAGAAGTCGATCTTCAACTCGACGTTCGGATTCGTCTTCGAGTCGATCACGTCGAGCCTCTACGGACAGATCAAGACTACGGTCGATGGCTTCCTGAACAACCTGTACAACACCGGGTATTTCGCCGGTAATTCGCCGTCGCAGGCGTACTTCGTCATTTGCGACGATACGAATAACCCGCCCGAGGTTGTAAACCAGGGTCAGGTTGTTGTTGATATCGGAATTGCTCCCAACCGCCCTGGTGAATTCATCAGGTTCCGGTTCAGCCAGAAGACGCTGACGGCGTAGTTTGCGCCAAAACCAGAATAACTAGATAATTCACAGCGGAGGCAAAGACCATGTCGGTATCAGTCGTCATTACGAATCTCACGGCAGCGCCACTTCACATCAACGAGCTGTACACCACGCTGGGCGCAGCGGGTTCGGCCACAGCAGCGATTACGATCTCTCGGTCGGTTGCCCAGCTGGACAGCATGCCCGAGACGAAGGCGCTGCTTTTCGCGTCTTCGATTAGCGTTGTGGCGACCGAATCGGCGGACAACGCTGATCTGCTCAGCATTCCGCTGGAGCAGCACGGCGTGGTTCCGTTGGTCAGCGTAGCAGTGGCCACCGAAGTCCTGTCGGTAGTCACCTTCCCGAAGCCGTTTCCGGTTGGCGTGATTCCGGTGGTGACCTGCACAATCGACAAGAGCCTCGGCTTGCTGTCGCGCAGCGCAGCCTACGTTCAGTCAATCACCAATACCGGATGCACGATTGCGCTGGTTGTTACCACGCTGCAGGCGGCGTCCACGGTTCAGCTCAACTGGGTCGCGACTTACTAAGCGTCGCTATCTCCAGCGTGATATGATAGATCTGAACCATTGAATTGAGAGGCGATCATGGCAAGACCTAAGTCAACCGACTTCCTACACAACTTCCGGTTCCATGTGACCGTTAATTTCAATGGTGGCGCGCAGCTTGGCACTCAGGCCCCGAAGCCTACCGCTGGATTTAACTCGGTCACCGTTCCTGAGGCGACTCAGGAGGCGGTCGAGTACCGAGAGGGCCACTTCATCTATACGCAGAAGTACAGTGGCTTGCCGTCGATCAGCGATATCACGCTAACCCGTGGCGTCGCTCTCAAGGACGGAACCTTCTGGGCATGGATGCGCGACGTGATCGAGGGTAATTCCGAGTATCGCGCCGATGTGAGCATCTTCCACTTCCATCGTGATGCGAAGCCGGCGACGAACTCGGACCCCTCTCAGGAGGCTGGCCCAATGGCAACCAATGTCGGTACTGCCGACAAGGGCTTCATCGAGTACAAGCTCTTCGAGTCGTTCCCGATTCGCCACAAGGTTTCGTCAGATCTCGATGCGACCGGCAGTGAAGTTTCGATCCAGGAGCTGGATCTCGCAGTCGAAAGCTTCGAGATCATCGACCATAGCTGAAGCTGGTTAGGTTCAGCGTATTCTGATACGCTGACGTCGTGGCGAGAAGCCGACTTCGCGATGTTCTGCAGAGCCACCTGTTCTGGGCGTTTGATGCGTCCAGTTCAGGTGTTCCTATTTTTAACCCATTGTTTGGGTTTTCTAGGATAAGCGCTCCAGAAATTACAACCGAGCTTGAGACCTTCAAGGACGGAACGTTTCTTTGGAATCGTTCTGTTGTGAAGGGCGGCTCGGTTGGTCCGGTTACGTTTGAGAGGGCCGCGTCTATGTTCGACGCTGACTTCTACGACTGGATCATGTTTACCTTGCATGGCAACAAGGATTTCGAAGATGGCGGGACGCTTGGCAAGATTGGTAATGCCATTTCTGGGGCGTTAGGCCTGGGCGTATCAGCTCCAAGTCCTCGCAGGAATCTACTGATTGTTCAGTTTACGAATATCAATATCGGGAATTTGAGCATTCCGAACGATCCATTGCTCGCAGCAGTAGCTGCGGTTGGTATCGTTGAAATTGGAGCTATTTTTGGCGGTCTAGCAGCGGCGGGCGCTGGAGCCGTGGCGCTTGGCATCGGGCCGTTTCAGTTTGCCACCAGGATTCCTGGTCGTGCATGGCTACTGCATAATTGCCTGCCAACGCGATACAAGGCTGGATCTGACTTTGATGCTGCCTCTTCTTCAATCTCACTTCAGGAGCTTGAGGTTCAGCCGGAGCACATCGAGGAATTTTCGCTCGGAATCAAGCCGTGAGGAGTGGAAATGGCCAGAAATAACGATGAGATGCTACAAATTCCACTCAGTGACTTCGAGAGCCTAGATATTATCAGGCTTGAAGACATGTCTGTTCTGATCGTGCTTTCAGAGCGTCGTGGGATTCAGCGTCGTTCCGTTGCTAAGATCGATGGGACGAGTGCGATCAAGATTGCTAAGTTCCTCGTTGGAATCAAGGGAGGCAAAGATGGATCCGAAGATGCCGGAGAATGAGGGCTGGAGCACGGTAGACATCGCTGCGATGCTGACCGGCAGAGATGAACGTCAGGCCGCTGAGCCTATCTACGGCGGCCTGGCCGTAGAGCCAAGTGGCGGGTTTCATCCTGGGGATGGCGATTACGTCTTAGATCCTGATTATATGGAGATTTTAGGCGTATCGGATCCAGAGGAACTTATCCGAAGGAAAGCCGATATCTCCAGGTAGGTATTGACGACGTAGCTTAGTAGAGGTATGAGGTTGGTACCCCTAGATCTTAGATCTGGGCAGAGGTACCAGGGTGAGCATTCAAAGATCCAGTCCGGCGTCCGAGAACTCCAGCTTAGAGGAGTGGAAGGCCAAGGTATTGGAGCGGGATGGCAACTCCTGCGTCAACTGCAGCGGACAGGACAAGATTGCCGCGTGCTTCGTTATTCCAGCTGAGGTTGGCGGCAACCTTCGGTTATCCAATGGGGTAACCGTTTGCCGAGAGTGCAGGATTGCTGCGGAAAGCAGCCGTGTGCTGCCTCAGCGAATCGACAATAAGACGCCGATCAATTTTCTGATCAGCGATAGCTTGCATCGGACCGTAAATCAGTACGTTCACAACGGTTCGAAGTTCGGCAGCGTGTCGGCCCTGATGAGATCGATGATCTCATCGTTCATCACGCAACCAGAACTCTATGAAGACCTCCAGAGCTGGCAGGACGCTGGTTCTGACGTGAAGGTGAATGGTTGGGTGGACGGTGTCCAATATCACGTGTTCAAGGGCATGTGCAGGAACAAGGGACTTAGCTACACCGACGCCCTGAAGGGGCTGTTGCTTGTGGCAATTGACGGCTACGAGCCGACAGACTCTCACTAGAGGTTTTATGGATCCGCAGATTGAAATTCCAAAGGCATCGATCGACAGCTATGAGCTTCCGTGTGGTCACGTAGACCAGGACGGGAACGTCCATACGTCGATCACAGTCCGAGAAATGACAGGTGAGGACGAAGAAACCCTTGCCGCTCGGAACATGCCGACAACGAAGAAGATCAACAAGATCTTGGTTCATTGCACGGAGTCAATTGGCCCGTACTCAGGCCAGGCTTTGAATACGATCATTCCAGATTTGACACAGGGTGACCGTATTTTCTTGTTGATGGCTATCAGACGGGCCAGCCTGGGCGACGAGATGCCATTCCAGACGACCTGTCCCTCCTGCAAGGAGGAGGCACGGTTCGTTTTGGATCTTGGAGACCTAGAGACCAAGAAGATGGCAAATCCGGGGTTGCGATCATACGATGTCGTGCTCCCAAAGACAAAGTACAAGATTCGAATGAAAGTGCTGACTGGCCGAGGCGAGGAGGTAATTTCCCGAGCCGCGACCAAGGGTAAGGACCTTATCTCTACGGCGATCTTGGCTCGGATCGAATCCATCAACGATAAGCCAATCACGATCGACGATTTGAAGGCGTTGCCTCTCATTGACCGCAACTTCCTGCGCGGCGCATGGGAGGAGCGGGAGGGTGGCGTGGACACCGAGATCCAGATTGATTGTCCCAGCTGCGCTACCGCCTACGAGACGGAGTTGGATATCTCGCAGCAGGGTTTTTTCAACCCCTCGGCAACATTGAGTCTCTGGAAGAAGAAATATTCTTTCTGATGGAATGTTGGCGGGGGTTGTCCGAGAGGGACATCTTGCAGATGCCGTCGTCTCGCCGGATCAGAATGATCATCAAGAAGTCTGACCTGGAAAAAGAAAGACAACGTCGAGAGGAACGAGCGAGAAACAGGAGATGAGCTGCGCAAGTGTTTGCGTGACTTCAGACGGGGTGCCGAGACTTTCTCAGCGCCCCGTTGTTCTATGGGACAGTGGTGCAATTCCTCATATTTTTGTAGAGTCTAGATCGATGATGACGGCTGCAGATAACCATGTCGGTAGCCTAAGGGAAATCAAGTAGTTATGGGACTTAATTTCCTCGGATTAGGCTTCTCTCTCGGCGCCCAGGACAAGGGTCTTGGCGATGCCATCAAGAGCACGTCTGCCGGCCTGATGAACATCTCCAAGACGGTCGTTGATATCGGCTTGGCGTCGGCCAAGATGATCTTCAAGGCGCCCAATTTTGGGCCAGCTATGGGCCTGGCACAGACGCTGGCGAATGACGTCAAGCTCACCACGACTGGCATGGAGGCCTACGGCGTAGCCGCATCAAAGGCTACCAAGGCGGCGTTTGCCGGGCTTGGGCTCGATGCCAAGAAGGCCCAGGAGATGGCTGGCCAGGCCTCCTCGATTGCCTTCGACATGAATACCGATGTGAACGCCGTCGCTAAGTCGATGGCCGCTCAGTCTCAGGCTGGGATTAAAGTTGCCGAGCTTGGGTTTGATACCCAGGAAGAATTTCAGAAGGTCATGTCGGTGACTGGAACGGATGCGACTGCGCTGGCTGCAACGCTAGGGACGATGCAGCACAGCATGGGGATGACGCCAAAGGCGATCAAGGAAACCGTTCAGGGAGTCGTTGCCCTTGGCACTAAGATGGGTGTGGGCAAAGAAGCTCTGGCTGGAATGATTCCAACTATTGGTCTCCTTAAAGAGCAATTTCAGAAAATGCCCTCGGCATGGCCCCCGAAGAGAATGCAGGAATTCGTTAAGGGTACTACGGCGGTTGCTGGTGCGCTTACGAGTCTTGGAGCGCCAGCGGATCAGGCGTTTGCTTCCGCAAACAAGATCGGAGAAGTCCTTCTTCAGGGTCAGACTGGAATGAAGAAACTGTATTCTGGTCTCGCCGACAAGATACCAGATGGCATGAAAGTGCTTACAGAGAATCTTGGCGACATGGACGATGCGTTCAAGATGCTTAACGAGAGCCCAGATCAGTTCATGTTGAAAATGGGCAATCTGGTCAAGCAGGTCAAGCACACGCCTGGAGTGACCGATGCGAGTTTGACCAGGATTAAGGAACAGATGTCGGACACGTTCGGTCCGGCAGTGCTGCAGGCGTTCACTGACGAGGGTCTCGATAAGCTTGGCCCCGCCTTAAAGGATGCGCAAAAGCCGATTCCCGGTGCAGAAAAGGCCATGCATCAGATGGCCGCTGCTTACGAGGACGGTCGCACCTACGCTGAGCGATTTGCTATTGCTCAAGACATAGTTCAGACGAAGCTCAAAAAAGTCCACGGCGTGATGAGCGATTCGAAGTATCTCACTACGTACATTGCCCAGGGTAAGGAATTTACCAACTGGGCGGACAAGACTGCTTCTAAGGGTGGCGCATTGGGCAAATTGACCTCTGCCTTGGTGGAGGTCACCAACCGTGGCTTCGGTGGATTCCTCGCTTCGCACAGCAAGTTTGGTTTTGCGATGAGCGAAGGCATCAAGCTGATGCAGCCGATGCTGCAGTATTTGCCGGCCATGAAGATGGCGTTTAGTGCCCTGGCGAGTCCAATTGGTCTCGTTGTGGGCGCGCTAGCTGGCCTCTACTTCTTGTTCAAAGATCTGAACAAGGGCAAGGACAGCATCATCGCACCCATGCTCAAGAAGTTCATGGCCGCTGCGCCAGTCCTCATCCATAAGGTTTTTGAATTCGCCAAAGATGTGTTCAAGACCATCTTTGATGTGCTTTCAAAGGTGGACTGGGACAGTGTGATGAACACGGTTAGCGATGCCTTTAAGACGATCTTCAGCACGGTCTTCGACGTGCTCGCAAGTATCAATTGGGGCAAGGTGATTGATGCGGTTTCTGCGGTCTTTGAGAAAGTGTTCAGCACCGTCTTCGATGTGCTTGCGAGCATCAACTGGGGTGCGGTAGCTGACACGATGTCGGCTATCTTTACCAAGATCTTCGATACTATTTTCGCAGTGATCGAGAAGATTGACTGGAACAAGGTTGGCCAGCTTCTTGGGACGATGTTTGGAAAGGCCATGGAGGTTGCTGCCACGATATTGAGAGGGGCGGTCAAACTAATAGCCAGGATCTTCCAGTGGCTTGGCGATGTTGACTGGGGATCGGTTGGCAGCAAGTTGATGGGATATATCCTGCCGGTCATTGATGTGGTGATCGATGCCATTGGAGCGTTGTTTACGCACTTGCCGGCGATGGTGGTTAAGGCTGTCAATGGCGCGGTTGATTTTCTTCTTGGCGCGCTAACGAGGATTGAGGATTACCTTGTCAAGAAGTTCCCTGACGCCGCCAAGCCGATCATCTTCATCGTGGAGATGCTGAAGGCAGCTGTGAAAATCGTTGGCGAAGGGCTGAAGTTGGCATTTAAGGCCGTGTGGGCGGTTCTTGGTGCAGTCTGGGACATCATCAAGACCGTCGTTGGCGCAATCGTGGACGTCGTGGTTGCTGTCAAGGATGCCGTTGTGTGGATCGGCGATGCAGTTGGCAAAGTCGGAAGCTTTTTTAGCAGCGTTGGCAGTGGTATCAGGGACTTCTTTACCGGCAGTAGTTCCGAGGCTCAGGTAAGCATCAACGACACCATGAAGCTGGTCCAGGACTCCATTAACAAGACGGTCCAGATCGCTAATGAGGCGGCCAAGAAGGCCAAGGATGAGCGGGATGCCGATCTTAGAGCCCACGGTGTGGCTACCGAAGGCTATGTAAAGACCGTTGAGGGTCAGATTCTGAAGTCGACCGAGGCGTTCGTTCGATTTGAAAATGACGCTACCGGCGCCGTCATAAAGGTTGCTCACGCGACCGCTGATTACACAAGGGCGATCGTTGGAGGCGAGGTCGCCAAATCGATGGATGACATGCAGGCGGAAATCCGTCGACTGAACGATGTGGCCAAGCAGTACAAGTCGGGTACCGATGAGTGGCACAAGGCGATGGATGAGTCCATTGCTCACGCTGATCAGGTTCACGATGATTACTTCAAGAAGTTCGGCGCTCGCTGGGACATTATGTATCAGCGTAACGAGCAAATGAAGGATCAGTATCAGCTCGAAAACAAAACGCTTGAGCAGGCAAAGCAGGCAGGCGTTGGGTACTACGACGCTATGATAGCCAATCAGCAGAAGCTGTCCGAAGGTGCGATGAATGACATCTTGCACCTGGAACAACTCAGGCAGAAGGGCGAGATCACCGCTGACGAGTTCGAGAAACGGAACGCTAAGATTAACGCGCGGGTCGCAGGCGACGTCATTCGAATGAAGGAGTCGGCTGATATTGTTTCTGGAGATCTGGCTACGATATTCAAACAATATTCGAAAAATGCCGAAGACACCGCCGATTTCGCCATGCGTGCGTCATTTCAAATGGCCAAGGTGTTTGAGGCTAACGGCAAGATCATCATGGATAAGATCCCAGAAGGCGCCACCGCCACCAGGGATGCTGTCAAATCGGCGTTTGACGATCTGTCCAAGGCGCAGTCGGTAGAGATCGAGAAAATCATCAACAACGGCAAGCTCACCGCTGACGAGATGCAGAAGCAGGTCAGGGGCGTTCAGGACAAGTACAAGGGCATGCAAAATGATTATGCCCAGGCGGTAGAGCATTACTCCAAGGAGCTTGCGGAGGGCAACACGGCGGGCCTTGATAAAATGATTGCTGACAATAAGGCCAAACTAGATGGCGCCACCAAGGAGTTGAAGGTCAAAGCTCAAGAGGGTGCCGGTGAGATTCAGAAGATGTACGGCACCACCAACGCTGAGACTCTTGATTCTATCCACCAGATCGGAGCACTCAAGCCAGCGGTGTTCACCAAAAACATGGAAGCCGTTCAGGGTACCTTCTTGAAATTCCTTGGAGTGATGGACGATAAGGGCAAGAAGATCATGGAGAACACCACCAAATCGTTCAATACGATGTGGAAGACCATGAATGATGGATGGAAAGCCAATGAGGATCTGGTGGTTAAATTCACCGACTCAGCAGCAGCCCATGTTGATGCGTACTGGAGCAAGGTAATGATGGCTGCCAATAATGCAGTGGTTGGCTTCATTGGTTTGACCAAGCAGATCGAGCTAGGTCTCTCGGCGATGGCGCGCACGCTGAACATCATGGATCTACTGGCTTCGCCAGATCAGATCACGAAATGGGCAGCTTCTGTTGTGTCAGCATTGGCGTATGCCTTCCGTACCGGAGATGCTGCGGACTCTATGATCTCTGCGTCCTACAACAAGGCGCTGGCCATGGCGGCCGAGATCCAGGCGAACGCAGGAACGGCTACACCTGACACGGCGTCCATGAAGACTTCGCCGTCGTCTTCTGCGATCACAGCTGCGCAAGGCCTGCTGACTGCGATCAACCGTCCTGCTTGGGCAAACGATCCGACTGCTCCAATTCCTGCAACGCTTGAGTCGATTAACCAGAACCTTATCGCAGCCCTGGCTCAAATGAACGCAGCTGCGCAGGGCAAGGCGGTTACGGCAGCTAAGGCGGCTAAGCCCAACGTCACGAGGGCAGGGAAGTAATGTCAGTAGAGGTCAAAAGTAGTTCCAGACTGCAGTTTGCGGACTTGCTCATCGTTGACAGCGTTGAGTTTTGGGACACCCTGGCGTTGCCAGATGCGGTTCCGCGTCAGGATGATAT